ACAAAATAAAAATATAAAAACAAAATTGAGACCATAAAATATTTATTTAAACTAACAAAATATAATAAATGAAAACAACTTAAATAAGAAAACGGTTATCCAACTTTGATGGATTATGTAATAAAATGCACTAGATAATTGCTTTTAACTGAAATTGACGAGAAAAAGAGTTTAACTACTCATATAATTACAAATAACCGCGGTTATTTGTATTTAAATGCTTTAAATACAATAGATAATAGCAAAAATAGATAAATTATTCGATTTTGTTCTTATCTAGACACAATTTATATAGATAATAGCAAAGTTAGATAAACCTTCTCGTATTATTTATTTAAATACTTAAAATTTAATCTCTATTGATAGTATAATGGATTTATCTAAGATATTAAGAGAGAACCGACCAAGCATAACTGACTCATCTGTTAAAACATACAAGAGCGTTTTGAATAACATTTTCAAAAAATGTTATCCTGATGATAAAGAAATGTCTATGGATAAATTCAACGATGTCAAAATAATTATGGAGAGTTTTAAAGATGACCCTTTAAATACCCGAAAGACAAAACTCGCTTCGCTTGTCGTCTTAACCGGTAACAAAGATTATTCATGTGATTTATCAAATCATAATAAACTTATAAATGATATAAATTTAAAACAAGAAAAAACTCCTGAGCAAATGGAAAATATGATTAGCATGGATGAAGTGGATTATATTTATAAAAATCTAGAATCTATTGCGAAGATACATTTATCTGATAAAAATATTTCAGATAAAAATATGAATGAAATCCAAAAATGGATTCTCCTTTCTTTGACGGGTGGATTATTCATCGCACCTCGCCGCAGTGCAGACTGGAATATGAAGTGGAAAAATTACGAAGATAATGATAACTATGTAGATGTGAAAAATTCCCAGTTTGTTTTTAACTCTTACAAGACCGCCAAAATATATGGTAAGGTAAAAGTCGATATTCCAAAACCGCTGAAATTGATTCTTAATAAATGGTTCAAAATTAATCCGACAGATTATGTCCTTTTTGATAATAAAAAACAACCGCTTAATAGTCCACAGATTACACATAAATTAAATGAAATTTTTGGAAAGAAAATAAGCACAAGTATGCTCAGACATATTTATCTCACGCATAAATTCGGGAATGTGAATTTAAAGGATCTAGAAGACACCGCCGCTGCAATGGGTACTAGTAAGATAGAGGCGTTGCAGTATGTTAAACATTAATTTTATATTATATTAAAATAAAATTGCTATAATAATGATGTAGAAATATTTAATTACTAGTGCTGTTATAACGCTTTTAACTTGCTCGTAGATAACGTCTGCAAGTTGGGCGTTATCTTTTCCAACAAAAAAAACCCGATTGATTTCAATTTGTTTTTATTTCTACGAAACATTGTTGTTTTGGTAACCTTCTCAAAAACCAAATCTATTACCATCTCAACTACATTCGTTTTTCCATCAAAGAAATCTTTACACACTTCCAAAACAACCGCTTTTTTAATGTCTCCTTTTCCGGCACTGGTAAATAAATCCTCGACGATTTGACAACAAAAAAGAACCACAGAGTGGTTTAACGCTAGTTCGTCCTTATTAAATATTTTAAGAGCATTTCTTAATTCCATTATTGCTTCATTTTTTAATTTCAAGTATTTGAGTTGTTTCTTCTTTTCCTTGTAACCTCTTACTGAACTCAAATTTAAATTACTTTTTATAATCTGGTTTTCATCTGGCGCTTCTGATTCCTCTACTTGTAATATGACTTCTTTTTCTTCAATCGGCGGTGGGATGTCACGACGAACTATTTTTGGTTCCATCATTATAAATTATGATTATATTATTATTTTTTTAATATAATTATATATAAATGAATATTTTAGAATCAATCCCGAAAGCAGGATTCGCATTAAAGTACAATGATATTAGCACCAGTGATGTCGTGGGAAATTACCCAGTTACAAACAGCGTGGGAACGATTAACGCGACTAGAACGCAAGCGACATGGTACACTATCAATCTTGAAAATATGTTGGGTGAAATGTATAACAAATACGACATGTTTAATTTGAGATTGAATTGTGTGTCTTATCAACAACAGGTAGCATTTGGTGTTGCACCTTTTGACAGATTAATTCAATTTTCTGTTTCTGGTCTGCCGTGGGAAAATAATAATTATAATACGATTAGAAAGATGCTCCAAAATAATTCTATTATTGGAATTTTGAATTTTCAGGAAAATGTAGCGGACGCATTCGTTTTTGATAATTCTTTTGTCGCCACTTTTAGAAAGCAGAAAACATGCGATATTACAATTCAATTGCAAACGCTGGATGGTAATTTACCCGCATTAGATGCCGGTGAAATATTCCCTAGAATTTCTTGGTTTTTCGATATAATCGGTGTTGAAATAGATAAAACCAAAGCGTGAAAAAAAAATAAAAACTAGTATATATATGAAATATTTGTCTCAAAAGTGTGCGCAACTAACTACTTACTTCGCCGGAGGTGAAAGCACTTACGTAATCAATATGCGAACTGTTCTCGGCGAAACGAATTTTAAGATAGGTGATAAATATAACATTTACTTAAGAGCGGAGATGAATGATGTTGGTGCTATTGCTCTTCATGAAAGAGCGAATCGTTTCTTATTATCTAGCAGCATGATGCGATTCCAAAATTACGAAACGCCAGTCGGCAAACAATCATCGAAAGCAGAAATTGTTTCGTATGCAAGTTTTCCAATGTTTTTTAATAATAATGTTACTTGTAATGCTGTCGCTCTGAGTTCAAGCGTTTATCATACATTTATTCTTGAAGGAGAAATTGGAACACTTAAAATGCAATGTCAGTCACAAGCAACAAATGTTTTAAGTGGTGATGCTTATCCAAACTTTTATTTTGTGTTTGATATTTTTAAGTGCAGTTAATTATTTTTTTTCTTTGCTTGATAGTATGCTGCTCTTTTTAATTTTATTTTCTCTTTATTTATTTCGTACCAATTATTTTTGTATAATGAAATTTTCTCTTTATTTTCTTCATTATATGTTTTACAATGTAAACTAGTATATATTCTAGATTCATTAATTCTTTCTTCATCTGACCTATATGGTCTATGTTTATTTATACATTCTAATTTATCATACCATTCACGCTCTTTCTTCTTAATTCTTTTGTATTATTAATAATGATAGTTTCCAAAATATTATAACAATAATTATTTCTATTAATAATTTGTTTAGAACAACACATATTTTTTTTTATAATTTTATGATGTGCTATTCTAGTTGATAAATTACTTGTTGTGCTACCAATATATCTTTCTCCTGTTTCATTACAAACTATTTCATAAATTATACCTTTTTTTTCCATTTATATAATTTAATATTAAATAATATTTATATAGTTTATATAACAACATGTACTCGGGATTGAATAACAAACTAGCAAACGTCCCAACCATAACAGGACTCTCAAATGTTGTAGCAGACCAAGTCGTAACTGATACTTTAATTGTTGATGGAAACGATGTTGGTGCAATTATAATTCAAGTTCCAATTAACACAGCAAACATTGCTACTTTACAACAAATTACAACAGGACAAACATACACCAGTGTCGGCGACACTACAACTTTCGATAATAATGTTACTCTTACCGCTGGTAAAACGATGACGGCGGATAACTTTACTGGACTCGCATCAAACTCATCACAAGTATTGGTAACTGTAAATAATGACGCAACAACGTATTATCCGACGTTTACATCTGGTGGAACAGGTCAACATTCATTATTGTTTGATACTACAACTACACCTCTATCGTATTTTCCGAGTACATCTACTTTAACTTGTTCTAACCTTACTGGACTTGCTTCAAACGCATCACAAGTATTGGTTACTGAAAATAATCTTGCATCTAATTATCATCTTACATTTACATCTCCATCAACAGGACAAAAATCGCTTTTAATTGATTCAAGTACTACTCCTTTAACATATCAACCATATGACTCGCGGATGGAATTGGGATATTTTCAAACACAAGAAAACTCATCTGTAAAAAATCTATTTATGGGGTCTAAAAATGGTGCTACTATATTCATGACTCACGGCGTTGGATTACCTGCTCTTACCACAGGTGATTTCAATGTAATAATGGGTGGGGTGATTGGAAATGCTCTTGTAGGAGGTTCAAATAATTTCGCACTCGGATATAATGCTTTTAATGCAAATATAAACGGTTGCAATAATTGCATTATGGGACATCGTGCGGCACTTAATTTGGGGGCGTCAGGAAACTTTTTTACTTATTTAAATTGTGTTGTTGGTGATACCGCTCTAACAAACGCAGACGATGTTGCCGAATGCACTTGTATTGGTGGTACTTCTGGATTTTCTATGATAAATGGAAATGTTAAATGCACTTGTATTGGTGCTATTGCAGATTGTGCGGACGGTCTTTCTTATGCAACTGCAATTGGTGCGGGTGCTTATTGCACCACAAGTAATACAGTTCAAATTGGGCGTAATGTAGATACTGTTAATTTACCTGTATCAACTATTACTAGTAATGCTTTGGTATCATCACCAACATTAACTATAACCGACAGTGGAACATCTCAAGTAATTAATTTTATTCCAAGAGCAGCGGGTTCAGCATTTAATCCTATAACTGCTGCTTCTGATAGTACAATATATGCTTCACGAAATACAATAGGTTCCGCTGAATTAACACTTACAACTTGGAGTGCTACTACATGTGGTGTAAGAATAACTGATACTACTGCTTTAATTGGTGCAGGTGGAACTGGATCAACTCCTACTTCATCTGTTTTATTTTCAGGAACTACTGTTACTGTTACTGGTGCAGCAAATTTTTCCACAAACAATATTACAGTTGGTGGTGCTTCAAATATTAATTTTGGTTCAGGTGCTGGTTCAACAACTAATTTAATTTGTGGAAATACAAATGCAAAAAGTGTTGTATTTACAACTGGTAATAACACAATCCTTGGTGGAAATGCTGGAAATGTTATGCAAACAACTTCATCGGATAATACTTTTGTTGGAAATTCAGCGGGATTGGCGACTACAACTTCAAGTAAAAATACTTGTGTCGGTTCATCTGCTGGAGAGGGAATCGCAAGTGGGTCAGGAGAAAATACTTTTGTGGGTTATTGGTCTGGTTTTCAAAATACAGGAGGAACAGGTTCAGCCAATACTTGTGTTGGTTCATCTGCTGGAACTGGTCTGACAACTATATCATCATCAAATGTATTTGTAGGACGAAATTGTGGTAAGGGAATTACAACAGGGTTGCAACACACTTTCATAGGAACTGAGGCAGGAAATCAATTATCTGGAACTGGAAATAATAATGTATGTATTGGTTTTCAAGCAGGAACTGCACTGATTACAACATCAACTCAAAATACAATAACGGGTACAATCGCAGGAAATGCTATAACCACAGGTGGTGGAAATTGTATATACGGATTTGGTGCTGCGGGAAACCTTCTTACTGGATTAAATAACACCGTGATTGGGAATTCAGCAGCAGCAACAATGACTGGTTCATCAAACATTGTGATTGGTGCAACTGCAGAAGTTTATAATGTTGGTAATTCAAATCAAATCACAATAGGGACAGCAACCGAAACCATGTTTATAAGGGGTGGGTTTAACTGGAGAATTGGAACACAAATAATAGCAACAATCAGTTTAGTTGGAACTGTATTGGCTCAATTTTATTCAGTTGCTATGTCAGCAGCAAGTCAAACTATCACTTTACCCACCCCCACAGGAGTCGCATATCGTGGAGCGGTAGTTACCTTCAAAAGAAAAATTAATACAACTGCTTTTAATTTAGCATCTGGAGGAACAACACCTTTTGTACTGATTAATTCTATTACCCCAACCGCAAGTCCGATTACTATAGCGGCAACTGTATTCCAAGTGGATTTGGTCAGCGATGGCGATAACTGGTGTATCATTGGGCAAGCGTAAATTAACATTTTAAGAAAAGTACATCTGAATAATTAAGTATTTCAATATATATTTTTTAAAAGTATATATTATATGTCATCCATTACACCTTTTAATGAAATTATTACAAAAACCGCGGTTCGATTTTCTTTGGATATAGCAAAAATGGAGTTGGGTTCATCCGCTACATTTAGAATCACGCTACTTGATTGTGATGATAAATGTGTTTCAAATAAATATGTTACTTTAGAAGGACAAGATTATTTGAACTGGGGTACTGATGATAAATATGTTGTTAGATTTATTGCAAAAAATTTGGGTTTAACTCTTATAAATTAATAATTATTTATAAAATATTGATATAGTATAAATGATTTCAGAAATCCCATCAGGTTTAAAAGAAATGCCTCCCATCAAAGAAAATATGGATGTTTATTTAAACGGCATTAATCGTAACATTCCATCTGCGAACGGTTTTGTTTGGTGTCTTGCAGGCAGCGGTGGATCGGGTAAATCCAGTTTGTTGTTATCAATGTTCAAATCAAATGATTATTACCGTGGTAAGTTTGATAACATATTCCTGTTTACTCCGATGACCAGTTTCTTGTCTGTGAAAAAGCATCCTTTTGCAGAACACGATAAAGTATTTCATGAATTAGATTGTGATACGCTTGAAGATATACAAGATGAACTGCTCGTAGTTAAAGAAGACTGTATTAATAATGATTACGAAATGGAGAATTCGCTCATAATTGTCGACGATATGGGTGCTGACCTTAAAGATAAGCATTTAATAAAGTGCTTAAACAAAATGATTCTCAAAACACGACATATTAATTGCTCATGGATATTCACATTACAATCATATTACATGTGTCCAAAAATCATCAGAAAACAGATGAATTATATTACCATCTTCAAACCGAAAAATCAAACGGAGTGGTCATCTACCGCCGGTGAAGTGTTTGGAATTGATAAAAAAAAACAACAAGCATTATACGATTACTGTTTCTCTGAACCTTATAATCATCTTGATTTAGACCTTCGCACTAGTCGCATATTTCGAAATTTTAATTTGTTAGAATTTAAAGATTAAAGCAACATTACCAAAAAATTAAAATAAATACTATTAATATAAATGCCGAGCAAAAAGACAAAAAAACGCAGAGAAAAGAAATCTAGATTAACAGATAAAGATATTATTAAATTAATTAAAAAACTGAGACCAAAAAACCAGCAGATAGTTCGCGTAAATGTTGGCGACAAAGGCGGCGACAAAAAGAAAGAACGAGTGTTACAACCAAATATTGTCCCCGTTTTATCTTATGCTGCACCTCAACAGCAGCAGCAGCAGCAATATCTTCCTCCTCCTCTACCGATGAGTCAGCAACCCCAACTCCAACCTTTAATTATTCCTCCTCCTGCTCCTCGTATCCCAACTCGTATTCCAACTCCCGCCCCTGAAAGCGAATCCGAAACTCCTATAAAAGCGAGAAAACCAAGAGCAAAAAAATCGTCTACAATTGCATCTGATTTTTTGGGGGAAGAAATTCGACATGAACAAGAAAAAGCACGTGAATTATATGAATACGAAAATCGCAATCCATATGAAAGACAATTTAAAAATCCAAAAAGACTTTATGAGAGCAGTTTATCATCAGAATCAAGTTTACCAACTCGTTTTGCACAGGCGGTTCAAAATGACCCTTACCTACCTCCTGTTTTTGAAGATACTTCAGCGGATTCTGCTGGTGTTATCGCGTCATCACTTCCTAGCGACCAATGGACAGGAACGCCAGAAGGTGAATTTGAATTGCAAACCATGCAAGGATCTGAGGCGGCGGCGGCATTGGCGACGGCGGAACCAACAGCGGCAGCAGCGACAGAACAACCACTTGAAACTGTATCTGCTCCAGAAGAATCTTTTACTGGAAGAACGATTGGTTCGCAATCTGTTGTTGAAAAAATCAGAAGTATTCCCACCGCCGCTGTTTTCGGAGAAGAAGAACCAGATTGGACCAAAAGCATGAAATCGCCCGATATATTACCTCCTATCCCTCCCGAATCTCGAACTGTTGACCCTTATATTTTTAACCCTCTATATGAAACTGATTATTTAAATAATATGCTTCGTGATGCACCGATGACAGCACAAGGACTCATGAAAAACGAAATAGTTGAAAAGTTAAAAGGTGGTTATCAGTTTGTTCCAAAAGAATATCTAACAAAAACAGGACGACTTAAAACAAAAATTCCTCCAAATGAATTATTTACTTTGTATACTGGATTAAAATAAAAATTTAATATTTATATATTTATTTAATATAAGATGTTTGTTTTGAATATTGAAAATAGTCCTCTGCGAAATCGTCTTTATAGAGTATTCCTTATTAATGGTGACCATATTGACATCGGAGATATGAAAACCTTTTATTATACCGACCACCAAGATTACAAGAGACGCGAAAAGTATTTTAACTCGCTGACAAATGAACAAATAATAGAATTGCAATCCCTTAAACCGAGCAGACTTTTATACGAGTTTTTCTTGTTGAACGGATTCTCGAAAGACATTATCAAAAACATCAATTTTTATAACAAACATTTTTTAGAATATTAAGGAAAAGTTAAAGTTAGTCGGTCAAAATTATTATCTATACTATATTTATAAAATGTCTGAATTATTTCTAGAAAATGAAGAATCAATTAATTTTAATGATATTTCTATGTATTTTTTCTATGGAATTTTCTGTAAAAATCCTGATATAAAAGCGTGCTATATTGGTAAGACAACTAATTTTTATTCTAGAGCGGCAACTCATAAATGTGAATCAAAAAAATCTCAGAGAAGTATGTACACATATATCAGAAATAATGGTGGGTTTGATAACTGGAACATTAAAGTACTACATAAATGTGTTTGCGATGAAAAATTATCAATTTATATGGAATATGCACTAGTTCAAAAATATAAAGATGAGGGAAATCTAATGTTAAATACGCAGTTGATATCAATACCATGTTTTAATAACACTTACAACCGCGATAAATGCCGCGAGCATTACAAGATTCAACAAACTTGTGCATGCGGATGGTCTGGTTCTAAAATGAATGAATCCAAGCATATTAAAACATCCGCAAAACACAGAGCATATTGCATCCAGAAATTCGAAAAGGATTTGGAAAATGTCATTGGGGCGAATGGATGTCATCCGTCCCACATTTGTTAGTTTGTTAGATTTCTTTTCTGGAAAAATAAAATATAAATAATTATTATGTTTATATTTTATATGAGACACATTTTGAACATCATTCAACACATCGTTTTTCGTGCTTCTGCTGCGAAGATCATTCCGCTTATGGTAATACATGATAAAAAGTCAACTACATTCGAGACTATCATCCAAGACAAGAACAGAAAGATTCCTTTTAATTTTACTTTTACAAAATAAAAATCTAACAAATCTAGAAAATAATATACTGTGGAATATTATTTTTCTATAAAATATCATTATATTTATATTTAGAATGAACCAAACAAATAATGATATTCTTTTAACACCAGACGTTAATAGGTTCGTAATGTTTCCTATCAAAGACGATAGCATATGGAAAATGTATAAGAAACAAGTAGATTGTTTTTGGCGAGCGGAAGAAATCGATTTAACTTCTGATATTGGTCATTGGGATACGCTACCAGTAGACGAAAAATATTTTATTTCCATGATATTGGCGTTTTTCGCAGCAAGCGATGGAATCGTTTTGGAAAATTTGGCGACACGTTTTATGTGCGATGTTCAACTTGCCGAAGCGCGTGCCTTTTATGGGTTCCAAATTGCAATGGAAAATATACATAGTCAAACATACAGTTTATTAATTGAAACATATATTAAAGACCCCGAACAAAAGAATAAATTATTCTGTGCGCTAGAAAATTTCCCATGCATCACAAAAAAGGCGAAATGGGCGCAGAAATGGATACACGATACAACGAGTGATTTCGCAACAAGATTAGTAGCATTCGCATGTGTAGAAGGAATCTTTTTCTCTGGCGCATTTTGCAGCATTTTTTGGTTGAAAAAACGCGGACTCCTTCCCGGATTAACATTCTCAAACGAATTAATATCAAGGGATGAAGCATTACATACTGAATTCGCAATATTATTATATAGTAAATTAAATAAAAAAATCAGTGAAAGTAAAATACATGAAATTATAAACAACGCGGTTGAGATTGAAATCGAATTTATTTGTGATGCTCTTCCATGCCGTTTAATAGGTATGAACTCACAATTAATGACGCAATATATCCAATTCGTCGCAGACCGTTTGTCTTTGCAATTGGGATATGATAAAATATACAATGTACAAAACCCATTTCAGTTCATGGAATTAATTAGCATTGAATCGAAAACCAACTTTTTCGAAAAAAGAAATGACTCGTACGCTCTTGCGACCAAAACAAAAGACGATAATACATTTTTGTTTAACGAAGACTTTTAGAATATTTATAGGGTACCCCCTTTAACTTTAAAAATATATAAATATTCATATATTTTTAAAAATACGCTTACCATATTATGCTGCAAATTAATATACCGCAAACAAAGAATCATCGATAATAGTAGTAGATATGTCTTCTTCTTCTGCATAATTAAATTTTTCTTGATTGTTGTTTAATTTAATAAATGTTCCTTCTGGTAATTTAATATCATCTTTATTTTTAAATAAATTTATATCTGTCATAAGAACTAAATTACTATGAAGTTTTTTAACACATTTTACGATATCAAATTTCCCGATTTTTTCAATTATTTTCGCATACATTATTTTAATTTGTTCATTATCAAATTTTAAATATGATTTTGCTAGTGCTGAAAATATATTATTATAAATTGTTTGCACGATTGATGATAAGCAATTATAAGAACATCTATTGTATTTATTTACATATTCGTATGTATCCATACAAAACTCTCTCTTCACACAAGTGCTACAAATTTCGCATTTTGTTGGAAATTCAACCCAGTCAGAGTTGATATTTTTATATTGTAAATGTCTTCTTAATTTATCATTGCAATAAATTGGTAACTTATATTTATCTCCATCAATAATGCTATTCATGAATGATTCAACTATATACTCTTCATAATTACCAATGCTTCCAAATAATTCAAAGAGTTTATCAGGAAGATACAATATTCCGCATTCATCTACTTTTAAATATTCATATTTAATGCAATTTACAAAGTCATAAATGTTGGTATTATTATTACATTTATTTGATTTGAATGCAGTCCAATCTCTTTTTGGTTTTGTTAATTTGTTAGATAGTTCTGTTTCAACAATAGGAATTTCAATTGGTATATCAACTGGTTTATTTATGATTGGTTTTTGAGGTGTAGGTTCAATAAATGATTTGTTTTTTAATAATTCAATCATCTCATTTTTAAATTTTATTTCCTGATCCTTTAATTGTATCTGCATTTCGAGTTCTTTTATTTTAAATTTTAATTCATCTACTTCTGTAATATTATTTACAACAGTTGGTATGATTTCAGTGCATATCTTTAAATGTTTTGAACTTTTATTATGGTTATCAAGGTTAGATTTTCTAGAAGTAACATAATCGCAAGGAGCACAACAGTATTCGGGCATTTTATAATATATACAAAGATAATATTTTTAAGCAATTTAACTTAAATTAAAGTTTTTTTAAGTTTTCCTTAATGTTTTGGATTTCGCTTAAAATAAAACGGCGAAATGGAAAGTAATTAAATCCACCGAAATAAAATAAGCAATCAACCAAAATAAGCATTAAGCAATTAAGCATGATGTGCTTAATCATGCTTAATTCTTGCTTAATTTAAGCAACGATTAAGCAAAATTAAGCAATATTTTAAGCATGATGAGTTTTTTTTAAGTCATGCTTAAAAATTTTCCTTGTTTTTCATTAAAAAACTATACATTTCCCTGAAAATATTGCTTAATTTGCTTAATTATTACTTATTTTTACTTAAATTCTAAAAAAAAGTAAGAAAAGTGTGTTTCAAGACTATTTTCGAAAAAAAAAAAAAACACATCAATGGTTATATTGCTTAATTTATTAAGTTGATGAGTTTTTTATAAAAAGAGGAAAACGTCTTAGAAATGCATTTTTTTTGTAAAAAGTTTGTAATTCACTGTTGTAATCACTAGATTTACTGCTTTAAATTAAGCGATGATTAAGTAATGAATAAAATTGAAATGATTTTTCTTCTTTAAGTCAAAACAAAAAGACATAAAATAAAGTATTTAAATATAATATGAATAGCACACTGCGATTATACGATGAGGCAGATAAGGTGGTCGAGTACATGTATCGCAAGGAAGAAGCAAGTTTCTTATCAAGTATCGAGGTAGAAGATACCAAAGATGTATTTATTTACAAACTTAAAAAACATATATTTTATTCGATTATTGTAATAAAATATAAAGGAAATTCCAGACATATTAATGAATGGTTTAATGAGTACTGGTATCGCCACTGCGAGATGTATAGTAATTTATTCTGAACATTCTACCAGAACCAAGACGCGAACCAATCGAGCATAGAATAGAAGTCTCTATTGTATTCCGCAGTCGTATAATTGGTGTAGTTTAATTCCGTGAAATTAAATTCATCGTATGTAACATTAACGGTTCCATTTCCACGAAGGTAATTCATATATATATTAATAACATAATTTATTTAAATTGAGTTATTAATTACTCTTTATTTGCTTCATTTAATCGCTTAGTTTGGTCTAAATACATAATGGTGAGTCTTTTTTCTAGGGGAGACTCTTCTTCGTCAGATGATTCGCTTAAAATTTCTACATCTTTTTCTTTAAGATAAAATATTTCCATGGGAGTTCTTTGACGTGGTTTTTTAAATAAGTATTCATAACATCTAGACGGCAGGCGTTCTTCTTCTTTATTTAACAGAAATTCAAACATTTGTTCATTTCCATATGTGAGTTTATTCCAATCTAGGTCAAACCTTTTGGTGGCGACACCGTAATCCATCTTGTTCAAATCTAGTTTAAAATCTCTAGCAGAAAAGTATTCTTTTTCATATTCGACAATTTCAGTCGTTTCGCTCATTATAATATAACTATATATATAATAATAATGAATCAAACAAAAAATACTTGTAATCTTTATCTAAACTCCAAGTTTGCGATTTCCAAAGTCGGCGGATCTACTAGCAATTGCATTTTTGATTTCAATTCGTTACCAATCCCAGACGGGGATATTTATTGTTCGGTTCAAACAGCACAAATACCGGGTACCTTTTATAATGTAGACAGCATCAATAACTTACTTGTGTATAATGTTAATGGTGGTGCGAACATCAATCTCGTTATCCCAGAAAGTAATTATAATGTGAATACTTTATTAACTTATTTGCAAACCGTTATGACTGGGTTTACCATCACATTTAACTCAGCAAATAATAAATATACGTTTACTCATGCGACAAATGTTTTCAGTTTCAAGTCTAGTTCAACCTGTTTTGAGATTATCGGATTTACCGATGGTGCGAATTATAATAGCAGTGGATTAATTCTTGAAAGCGTAATCAGTGTGAATTTTTTCACAATCAAAAACATATTAATAGAGTGCAGTAATTTGATAACAGTTAATAAAAGCAGTAATAGTTTAGATGCGAACGCTGGTATTCTAACGAGTATTCCAGTCACGGTATCGCAGGGGTCGATATTAAGTTATTCAAATGTATTTGGATTAAGCGACAGAATTACCACGGTAAAAAATTTCGCACAATTAAGGATTCGTCTGCTCGACCAAGATTTGGATTTATTAGACCTTAACGGAGCAGATTGGACCGCAACACTTCAACTCAATTATTAATCATATTTTAAAAAAATAAAATATAAAGTAATAATATATAAAATGGGTTTGGGACGCAAATTATCAAAAGGTGTAAAAGGAATTGGTTCTAAAGTATCGCAAGGTGTAGAGACTCTAGGAAAAAAGATTAGTGGAGTCGAGAAGCAGGCACAGCGTGGAATAGCGAAAGGTATCCAGATGGGACAGGGTGCCGTACGCGATGTAGAGCGTGGTATTGTCGCCGCTAGTGGAAAAGTCGGTGCTATTAAGCAAGGACTCAACACGGGTGCGAGAGTGATAGATGCATTGCAATCCACAGGATTAACGAGCATGGTTCCCGGGTTGGGACTTGGTTTAGGTGCTGTTTCAGGGGCACTTAAATCCGGATCGAGAGGTCTCCAACAAGTTCAAGATGTGGGTAGAGATACTCGTCTCGCTACCGCCAAAAGTAAAAACCAGTTGGCGAGTGTTGGACAACGAGCGTCTGCCGGCGTAGCAGGTGTAGCAGGAAAGTCTCAGGCGAAACTCGAACGAATCGGCGAGCGAACCAGAGCATTAGAAGCACAGACGCAAGAGGATATCAGAAATGTGCGTGGTGCATTTCAAGGTTAAATTATTATCTCATTTCATAATATAAATGAAACCCTTTATGCAAAAAGGAAGCGGACTAGATAGAGTCAAGATGGGAAAGCAGATGATGAAACCTAGCATTCTAGCGGCGGCGACCAAAAAACCCGGACTTGTTGATATGGGGGTTGCGAAAAAAGTATTGCAAACATTTAAGGCGATGTAATATTGTTTATCAATCGTTGATGATAATCTATATATATAATTATATAAATTATCAATTATCTTTTCTCGGCATATTAAAATGGACAATATTTCAAATACTGAAAATATTGAAAAAGGACCCCTGTTAAAGGAAAAACGACCCAGACCACCTCAGTCAGAAAAACAAAAAGAGGCGTTTAAAAAGGCACGGGAGAAACTAGCAGAGAGACATAAAGAGAAAAAAGAAGCAAAAATTTTGGACGCAAAACGCTCACTTTTGGAGAAAGAAGGGTATGTCAAACCGGTGGAACAAAACGAGAGCATACAATTCAAAATTGACGAAAGCGACGAAAGTGCAGACGATAAAGAACCGATAAAAGAAATCCAAACAGAAAAAGCAAAAAAACAACCAAAAACAAGAACTCCATTAATTAAGGAGGAGAAAAAAGTAATTCCAAAAACGCCAAAACAAACGATTCGCAAAGAATATGTAGGAAAAGCAGAATCAGAAAGTGATAGCGATGGGGATAGCGATGGGGACAGCGATTCCAGTGAAGAGATTGTTATTATTAAGCGAACCAAAAAGAATAAGAAATCTCAACCCAAAATGAGAAAGTCCAAATCATATGATGACGATGAGGATGATGACGAATATTACCAAACACCTACTCCCACGAATTTCAACAATTATTTTTTGTAATAAAATTTATTTTATAAAGTTATAATATAAATGTCTCTCCCGAAGAACTTGTTATACCAGAACAAGGTTGATTCCATGGGTTCTCGCCCTTACACCTCCAACATCCAATCGCAGAACCAGGTTTACACCATGAATGATACCATAGTGCTTAACATCCCTTGAAATTCCAACACTGTGATTTCACCCGCAGATTCCTATTTAAAATTTT